ACTTTTTCTTCTTTTATATTTTCAGCTTCTTGAATATACTTTTTACATTCTTCTAAGTTTTCTAATACTTGTTTTTTAGTAATCATAATTATATCTTATTCCAAGTCTAAAGTGCTTGGTTAATTATCTAAAATTATCAGTTCCTCTCACATACTTATCACACACCCATATACCTTGACCACCAGCGTCTATCTTTTTAATGACTTCTTTTACTTCACACTCAAGGTTATATTTACACCTATTATTTATATCTTTCTGCCAATGTGAATTCCACTGAAAATATCCTTCATCTACACTCCCGACAGGATAGTTGCCTTGTTCATTTTTCAGTTTAAGCCCGAGCATACTTTCACAGTCACACAATTTAACCAAATAATCTACATATTTATAATCTCCGGCAATTTCTCTAATTCTTTTTTCGGTTTCTATTCTAACTTTAAGCTGTGCCTCTGACCAGTTCCCATTCATATAAGCGTATTTAATTTGAATTTCTTTTTTGACTTCTTGGACTTCTTGTTTAACTTCCTTCACTCCTTGCTGGACTTCTTTAATTTGTTCTGTTTGCTGTTCTACTTTAATCTCAACTTGCTCAATCTTTTTATTTTGCCGATAAACATTAACTCCCACCACAGCAATACTTAATATAATCGCCAGAAAACCACAGATTGAAGCTATTGTATCGTTGTTGTTTGTGCGTTGATTATTTTTCATAATATAAGTATAGCAAACTATTCTTGCTTTGTCAAGAGGGCTATTCTACTTTATTTATCAAGTCTATAATTTCTTTAGATTTTAGTCGTATAGCGGTCTTAAGATATTCATTAGACGATTGTTTGGTCTTGGTGGCTACTTGTTTTGCTGACTCATTTTTGCCCTTAATTAAATCTGCCCAATCATAATTATTCATTACTATTAGCCAATTATCTTGCGGCATACCATCAAAATGAATTACTAGTGTTGGTATGGTATGGCTCATTGCGGCATCTCTTTCGCTTTGCTTCCAAGCCTCCATTAGATTTAACTTTTTAACTGATTTAACCTCAAAATTCATACCCAGATTATTAGTTACATCTGATTTTACTATATTAGCACCACTACTAGAATTCCTGTACGCCTTACAGATATTATTATCTCTTAACCAATTAGCCCACAGATTTTCGCCTCTATTTCCTTTCTTTTTAGAGTTGACCATATTATTCAATAGATTTATTTATTTTCATTTTATAAAGCCACTGCCCGTGACATTTTCTACTACAAAATACTGGTTTTCGTTTATAGTCTAAATATGTTTTTTCCACACCACAATTTTGGCAAACATAAGTTTTGGTTCGGGCTAACCTTCTTTTTTCCCAGCGACATTTTTTACACAATAACATTGGTTTATCTATATACTCTCTGCCGCTATATTCTTTGCCGCACACGGGGCAAATCCGTGTAAAAGCTCTGGTTTTGTGTGGTCTATTTCTGCGATTATATAATAATTGTTTTTGGTATGTTTCATTAAAAAGTAGCTGATTTAGGATTTGCCTTACTCTTTCTCTGGTAATTTGTTGTTCTTTGCCTATTTTTTCCAGAGTTGCCCCCTTATAAAACATATCCTTTATTTTTTCTTTGTCTGCCATATATTTTTTAAGCACCACCCCTAGCTTCTGACCGCAAGCCCTCTATTCTAACTTTTAGTCCAGACATTAGGCGCTCAAGTGCTTTTAATTGATATTTATAAGATTTTAAGATTAAGTATTCGGGAGTTAATTCATATTCACGATTGAACTCTGCCATACTTTTAATATCGGTGTTTTCTTTAATTTTCTTTTTGACCGACTGGTTTTCTTTTAGACTTTCAATTAGCTCATCACTAATTAGTCCATAATCATAGCCCAACTTACAATAAATATCTTCTAGCTCTGGAAGTGAATTATAACTGGTCTTAATTTGTTTTGTTCTTTTAGATAAAATTGTTTCCATATAATTAAAATGGTATATTGTTTATTTCTATTGGCTCTTCTCTCTGAGTATTATTTCCATAGTTGAGGGTGGGGTTTATGTTGAAAAATTCATCTAGCACCATATTTATTGGGTTTTTTTGATTTTCTGGTTGATTAAATGAGGTGCTATCACTAAAAACTTTTTTCACTTGCTCAATATCCACATTATCTGCCGGCTGTTCTTGTTTTTTATCTAGGAACTTAAACTCATTAACCACTACTTCTGTGCGGTATTGTTTAACTCCATTTTTCTCCCAGCTACGGGTTGTTAGTTCGCCTCTAATAAATACTAGTGAACCCTTTTGGGTATAGGTGGCAAAAGCTGAAGCTCCGTTCCAGACAACCAGATTGTGGAATTCTGACTTTTCTTCTATTTCACCATCTTTGTTTTTGAACTTTTTATTGGTTACTAGTGTGGCGTTAGCAACCAACTTACCATTGGCGATTTCTCTTACTTCGGCATCTTTAATTAGACGCCCGATTAAAATTACTTGATTGAACATATGTTTTATTCAAATTGTTTAATTATAGTTTTAATCTTTTTTTCGGCTATAATAAAGCCCTGTTTTAATTTTTTATGGGCTTCTTCATCTGGATAAATCCTGAACACAATTATTGTTTGTTTATAATTAGGATTGTAAAAAATTAAATCCCACCATTTTCGCTCAGTAATTAGTAGATTCATCTGCACCTGCCACATATAATCACTACTAATCGCCCCTTCCTTTTCCAATAAAAGCTTAAAGTATTCTTTGTCGTCAGGACACTTTATTTCTATTCCACCATCGTCTCCAACTAGTCCGTCAGGGCTACAACCAACATAATCATTATATTCAATGAAACCTACCTGTTTTACCGTATTGCCTGTTTCTATCTCATAGATACTTCTGGCAATAGGTTCTAGCTTGTTTCCTCTTTCTGTGTGCTTGTTAGAAAATTGTTCTTTTTCCGCACAAGAAAAATAGTCAGCCATTACTTCTAAAATATAATTGTCTAGTCCTTTACCACAATTAGCTATGGCGGTAGCGTGAGAGGCAGTTATTTTTCCCCTTCTTATTTTATACCACTCTTCGCTTTGTTGAATAATATCATCGTGAATAATCATACTTGTTGAGTTAGTTGATTTTTCCGAATAGCTATGTATTCGTCAAAAGCACTGCCCTGCCCTTTATTTTTTTCATAGTATTTTTTTAAGTCTTCAAGGGTAGTAATTTCATCTATTTCTTGTTTGGTTTTTAACTCTAAATCTAAAGGATTATCTAGACTATAATTTTCATTATCGTTATCTTCAATCTTTTCAAAAACATCAGAAAAGTGCTGTTTAACTGCCTTTTTAATAATGGTTTTTAACGCCATTTCCATAAACCATTGCCGCCAGATATAATCTGTCTTTGCCGTTTTTCTGTGCTTTTCTATTTCTTCCCTGCTCAATAAAGTTAAAAACTCTCCTCGTTTATTTTTTATCACACAATAACCGCCAATAATGTTTTCTTCTTTACGATTAAATGGTTCTTTGATGTTGTGATGGTAGATGACACTACCACTTTCTTTGGCTACTTGAAAATCATCGCCCTCATATACTAGTGATACATCTATTTGGCTTTCTGGATAAGCTAATAGCATTTTATTTTTATACGCTACATAGTCATAACTAATACCGGTTGGCTGAAGTGTAATGTGTTTTCCGTCAAATACTAGTCCATCTTCTGCTACCCGGCGGAATAATTCTGCCATTTCTTCTTCGGTTCTATTGGCTAGCCAAGGATTTTTAAGCTTTCCAGAGCTATCTTTTTCGTTTTCTAATTTTATAATATAACTGGCAAATTGTTCTACCTGCTCACGACGATAATAATATATAATTGGTTTATTTATGTTTTCTTTAAGACTATAACCCATTAGCAAGTCAATAATTTTTTGTTTGTTCATATAGTTTTTTTATTAATTTTTTCTAATACTTTTTTTATTTCTTTTTCTTTTTCTTCGTAGGTTAAACTTATTAACTCTTCCAGCATATTTACAATTTTTTTTTGAGTTTTTTTAATTTCTTCGGTCATAATGTTAATAACTTCTAATTGCTGGTCGGTATCGTCTATGTATTGGTTTACTATTTTTTGGAGTTTGTCTTCCATATTTTTAGATTATTCGTTTTCTTCTAATTCTTCTCGGTGAGCGTCTATATCTTCTTGGGTCATATCGTCCCAGACGGTATGATGGTCGCAAGTAAAGCAGCAATTATTATAGAGGACGAAGTCAATTTCGTTGGGGTCGGTAATTAAGGTTGAACATTTAGGGCATTTA